AGAATTTCCTAAAGCGTGCGTTGCGTTACCTTCAGTAAAAGTTGTTGATTCTTGAGATGTAACTGTAATTTTATTAGCTTCTGTGTCCAAAGAGCTTAAACCGGCGTCAAAAACTCTATCTCCTAAACTTGCCATTTTTTTCTCCTATGAGTAACTGTTAATTTGCATACGTAGACCAGAGCCGCCATATTTAGCCTTGTCATTGTTGCCGTTTATACCACTTATCGCATTTTGATACAACCCTGCCCAAACGGCAATTCTGGCGTCATCAATTAAATACGGAGCACTGTGTAATAAAGCTCCATACAGATAAGTATCTGGGTAATGTGTTAAAATCCAATTGTTTGCGACTGAATCGCTAAGCTTTTGCGTTTTAGCATAATAATAAATTTGACCGCTGTAACTTGCGTCTGGAGTTGGGTACACTTCAAAAGAGCCAGAAACCAACGCATAATATTGTGGGCGCCCAGTAGAGTCATTACTTTCGTTTCGTTTCTTTTGCAAAAATAAAGGAGTAACAAGCTCAAGTGGTCTTTCATCTACATCTAAATGAAATCTAACATTCTCTAAAAAATCAGTCGGCAAGGAAGTGTATCTTGTATCAATTGCTGCGTTAGCTCTAATCTCCATACGCCAATGTCTTATCTTTCGATCCATCTCTGATTCAGCAAGGGCAATAAAATCAGGTATTACGCTTGTTAAGTCATCTCTATTTAACCAGTTGGCTATTGATGCCTTCAACTCTGTATAAGTTGTAATGCTCATAATGTGCCTGCCCTTGTCCTAAATACTCTTTGGTCGCTGTCGTTTAGCCACTTACGCATTGCCTTTGGGTCGTCTGCAATCCCTTGGCGCTTGAGCTCATAGTACACTGTAAGAGGTAATGACGCTACTTTATTAACGTCTTTGTATTTATCTGGCGTTTCTTTGTATTCGTTTTTATTTCTCTCGGCGATTGCGGTGACATCTTGCCTTGTCTCAACGACATACTCGCCCTTATCGGTTACGTGCCAATACTTGGTTATTCCAGTAAGTGGGTCTTTATCGAATAATCGTTTCATTTCTTACTCCAAGTAAATGGGGCGACTAATGCCGCCCCAAATATATTATGATGTTGCTAGGTCAAATGAGCCTGCATGGGCAGCCTCATTAAGAACTTCTAAGCCAAATTCGCAGAGAATCATGCGTTTCTCGGCGTCACCGGTTTTCGCTAATTCTACCTGTTGGATTGGGCGCAGGTAAGCTACAGAAGCATACTCTGGGTCGAGCATAAACGCATCTCTGTCTCTTTGGAACCTATTACAAACCACGTTTAAGGTCCCAAAATCAGACATATAGACGTCTGCCGTACCGATAATTGTTGTCGGGCTATCACTTGGAGCCTGATAACGCTGCGCCGCAATACCTGCAAAACTTGATACAACGGTTTTGTTGTGAGGCCCAACCATCAAAATGCTTGGGTTGCCGCCTGATGTAAATGCGGCTTGCATTGCAGTTTTGAGCTTTGCCTCGGTAAATGCAGCTTGCGTACCATCTGTACGAGCGTCACTACCGTCACCAGTTGGTGATGCGCCACCTGATCCAAAGTTGTCGTTGGTAGCAATCCAAGCGCCAAGACCTGCGGTTTCCCGAGCCGTGGATGAGTTGCCGGCAACCTGAGCATTATTGTCGGTCAAAACTGCCTCGACATCACGGCGTAATTCCTTGCCGCGCTTAGCCAATTGATAACTTAATTCATCATTCCGGCCGGCTAAATCTTGCGCTGCTAGGTTATCAGCGACAATAGTTGTACGACGCAAAATGTGCGTATAGTTACCAACCCGAGTGGTGGCTGCCGTAGCATCAAAAGATCCTACGTCATCTCCATCAATTTGGGCTGTTTTGGACGTTGCAGACAAAGCGTCAGTCTGCCACTCAAAATAAGTATTGGATACATTTTTTGATCCAACGTTACTTTGAAATGGAACCTCCTCGGGCGATATGCTCGATATTATGTCTGCTAAACTTTCTCTGATACCTTTGGCATCAAAAGAACTAAATGTATTTGTTACAATAGCCATTATAAATCTCCTATAGTAAGGCTCTTATTGCTTGAGCCGCGTCTTGAACACGGCCTGATTGTTTTGCGTTCTGAATCGCTTTTTGTGCTTCGTTTTTAGGTCTAGGCTGTGACGCTTTTGAACCGCTTTTTAATGTCTTGGCGCGTGCTTTTTTAGGCTTAGCTTTTGCCTCAGTAACTCGCGTTTCTCCTCGATCATATAACATGGCTTTCCTAGCAACCTTCACAAGCGTGGCATTTTTCAAACCTTCAATGTCTTTATCGGTAAATCCTTCCCCAAGTAAAAAGTCCCTCATTTGGGTTGCTTCCTGCACCGCAATCTTACTATCGCGCCACTCGGGTATAATTTCCGGCAACATCTCACGTTGTTGAGCTACATATTGATCTTGCATTTGTTGGATCTTTTGTTGTTCCAATGCCTGCATCCTTTGTTGCTCTGATTTGACGGCTTGCACTTGAGCTTCACGCTCGTCTTGTTGCTTCCGCCACTGACGTTCTGCCTTCGCTGCCATCGTGGGGTCTGTGTCATACAAGGTATCCCAATCTGGCTCCTGATCCTTTTGCTCAAGTCGTTGCTGCAAAGCAGGCAACATTTGAGCATATTGAGCACGTTCACGCTCGATTTCGGAGTATTGCGCTTCTAGCGTTTTACGCTGTTCTGCCAATTCCTGAGTCTTACGTGTATAATCTCTCTGTCTTAGATTGGACGCTTTAAGCTCTTCAACGGTTATCTCTTCACCATCAACCTCTACTATGGCTCCTAGTATATCGAAGGATTCGTCTTCCGAACTTTCTGCATCTTCCTCAACTTCAAGTTCCTCTTCAGATCCTTCGACAACTGAATTATCTACTTCCTCAGTTGCCTCTATCTCTTCAGAGGCTTCAACCTCCTCCACTACTTCTTCAGTGGTTTCGGCCTCAAGCGCATCAGTTGCCGCAGCGTTATCCTCTTCGGGCGCAAGCATGGCTCTGATTGCATTTTGAGCACTGTACAGGTCAGTCCCTTGTGGGTTGCTGTTTTCTGCCATCTCATTAACTCCATATTATGGGCTTATTTTGATTTAATTTCAATAGCCCCGTTATCTACCATTGCACGCAGCGACTGGCGTACCATTTCGACGCCGCGTAATTTCATATAAATAGCCTCGCGGCTATCACTATCATTGGCTCCAGTTATTTTAAACTCGAGCCAACAATCCTGCTCGATCTCAGTTAAAAATCTTTTGAGATCTGTGTCTTTAAGTAGACGCTCCGCCTCCCTACCGTCATCTATGATTTGCTGTTTAGTCTTCACGCGCAGCCTCTTTTATTACGTCAGCCTGCGCCTTCATAACTTCCCGATTAATCGCCAGTTCTGCTCTGATATTTTCTACGTTAAGCTGCGTGCCGTACTTTGCCTTCATTTCTTCAGCCTTTACAAACAGCTCCGCCTCTAGCTCGTCACGCTTGCGATCATCCTCGAGCCTAAACTTCTCACGCTGCATTTGCAGCTCGGCGGCTTTCTTCTGAATATCCGCCTGTATTTGCTGTATCTGCACTTGAATAAGCTGCTCGTTAATATCTGGCTTTTTATCTTGAGGCGGTGGTTGGAATTGCGCCGGATCACTCCAAAACTGCGAAGTGTCTTTAAACCCTGCTAATTCTGTCATTGCCTTCAGCGTGTTAGAAAGTTTGCTCAGATCGGTAAGTGGATTGACTGGCCCCATCGTCTGCATCGCATCTTTCTGCATTTCCCCGATCTGACGCAGCATTAGCATACGCTCGGTGTCAGAGCCTCGCCCGAGAGCTACGTTGATGGATACGTCCATATTGGCGTTCCAAGCGCGTGGGTCTATAGGGATAAACTCGTTGTTAAGGCGTATCATGCGCTCGCGGTCTTGGTGGGTGGTCACCAGATGCAATACAAGCTCGTACAGGCGCTTGATGCCGGTTTCCGCAAAGATACGTGCAATTAACTCAATATGTTGCTGTGCGGCGCTTACAGTGGCCGCTACAGCTGTGGCAGTGCTAGACTGTAATGCGCCGGCGTCCAATCCTGCGGATGCCTTGGATATGCCGGTGCGAGCCTCTTTTATCTCATCCATATACTTTAGCACGGGGAAAGATTGCTGCCCCACAAATGGCATACTGAGCGGCTGTATCTGTCCGGCAGCCCTCTGGCGTATAATTGAGCCAACCTCGGTATTCATAACGTCTTCGATGTTCACCATCCCCTC